TTACTCGTCCCCCTTTTCTGCTTTGTCATGGAGCTGTGCCAGGATATCCTTCAGCTTCTCCGGGATGGGCAGCCCCAGGTGTCCGGCGTTCTCCAGGAGGCTCACGCCCTCGTTGGAGATATAGAAAAAGATGACCGCCGTCCGCAAAACGCTGCCTGTGCCGATGACCTGCACATCGAGGATGTTGGCAATCCCCACGAGCAGGAAGATCAGCACCTTCTTGGCAATGCCCCGGAACCCTACCTCGCTGGACAGCTTCTTATCCGCCGCGGCGCACATCACGCCAGTGATATAGTCCACCACGACAAAAGCGACCAGCGCATACAGCAGGCCGTCACAGCCGCCGAGGAAGTAACCGAGCCATCCCCCGACACCCGCAAAAATGAGTTGAATTGTGTTCCAGAATTCCTTCATAGTGAAACCCTCCTTAAAAAGATTTTTTGTATGATAAAAGGCCGCCCGCCAATCGGCGGACAGCCCTGTATCCATGGAAATATTAAATTTGTTTCGGCAGCCACTCCCAAATCCTCATGTCCTCCTGCCCAAGCGACCACATACACATCCCCCGCAGCTTCCAGCGGTACGCCGCCTGGTTCGCCCAATAGACGAGGGAGTCCACGTCCTGGTAATAGAGGATGGAGAAGCCGTCCGCATCCCCAAGAAACAGCCGGGAAATCCAGATATTGATATCCCTCGGAGTGACCTCAGCCGTGTAGTTGTTCCCGCAGGATATCTCCATCAAATCTGAATGGAAAAAATCATAATCCATCGAAATGTCCTCGCTGCGGGTGGCGCTCTCCTCCACATCGGCAGTCAGCGTGAACACCTGGAATTCTTCATCCCACGCCACATTGCTCCTGCTGATCCGTCCGAAGGATTTAAAACTTCCGTCCGGCATCCGCACATCGAACCGCTCGTAAGGCTCATATGTCCATGAGTCCCCAAGTCTCATCAGTTCACAGACGGTACGGTTATCGGAGCGGTATCCTGCATACCCGCCACTGAATCCGGATATGGAGGCCGTGAAACGCAGCGCATAAGATGCGCCGGAATACACCCGCACCCTGTTTCCACGGATGCGCATCTCCACCGTGTACATGGCGGGATTCCCTCTGAGGTCTGCATTCGCCGTCCGGCTGATCGTCTGGCTGTAACTGCCAAGAAGGGTGGAACCCTTGTAAAGCTCCACCCTCTGTGTGTCATAATTTAAGCAGCAGAAAACATCCCCGCAGAACACCCCCGCCTTCCCGCTGCCGCCTGCCGGGAATGCCAGCCTTGCCCGCAGATGGATATCGGAAAAGCCGCTGTACTTCCATGCAAGCTGCCCGCTCCCCTCAAGCTGGGAGTACGGCCGGTTCTCATAGCCCTCCCGCCACACCTCCCACTTGCCGGAGAGCGTCGTCCAGTAACTCTCCGGCAGAGGGTTCTCATCCCGGAAGTCCTCGTACCAGATGAGCGCCGAGTCCGGCTTCCTGCGGAGCATTTCCAGCGTCAGCTTGAAGCCCCTGTCCGGCTGCGCCATGTTGCCGTCCACATCCTTGAATTTCCGTGGCGCAAGGGTATAGGTGGCGGAGCCGGCGCTCGGTTCTTCCGAAAAAGCCGAGCAGACACGGAAGCCGTAAAACTGCACCCCTTTCACATCCACCGAAACCGTGATGGTGTGCGTCCCTGCGGAGAGGGAAATCCCCTCTGCCAGCGCCGACCAGAAGGTAGTCCTCCAGTATGGCCACCACAGGCGGCTTTCCGTGAAATGCTTCCTGCCCCCGTCAATGGAAATGTATATCCCGTTCTTATCCCAAAAGGGAAAGCACAAGCGCACCGCCACATCATAAGTTCCTGCTGTGGATACAGAAAAACGGTAAACAGCGGAGCCGTTATCCCCCATCGTCACCATGCCCTCCGAAACAGACACGATGCCGGAATAACTGTCCGGGTTCCCGCCGTTACGGTCGACCACAATGCCGTCAAATTCCGTCTTCTGCTCTTTGCCGTAGGCGGTAAGGTAATGCCTGCGGTTGTATGTGCCGGAAAGCAGCGGGTAATCATAGGAAACCGCATCCCGCCCCTCCATGTAGTCGTACACATGGGGAAGCGCCCACGGCACCTTGTCGTAGTCGTCCCAATAAGCCACGATGGGAATAAACGGCTGCGGCGGCTTGTCATCCGTGAAGTTGTAGCCGCCCGTCATCCATAGCTGCGCAGCATAGTAGGTGTTGGAAGTCCCCCGGTAGGTGACTCCCATGTTCTTTGGCGTATCGTGTATCCGCCAGTTCCACCCGTAGGCAGGCATCCCCAGGAACACTTTATCCGGATTCATCACTTTCACGGCGTAATTATAGATGCCCTCCAGCCAGGAACGCGGGGAAACCGGCCCCGGTGCGCTGCCCGCCCACGCCATGCCGTAGCTCATAATGGATGCCGTGTCGCAGTAATTGTCGAGGTCGCCGTAGACGCACCAGTTCTCCCCGCCGACAGAGCCGTTAATGCTGTCCATCCCTGGCAGGCAGATGTTCATCAGCTTTGCGGGATTGTAGGATTTCACCGTATTGTAAATATTTCGGAACATAGCGGTTGACTTCGCCGCTGTGGAGTAATCATCCCCTTTCTCCAAATCGATGTCCACGCCGTCACACCACGGGTATTTCTCCATGATCCACACAAGCTCCGAAAGGAACATATCCTGCGCCCCGTCCGTGTTCTCCCGCAGCGCCTTAAAAATGCTGTTCGTGCCGTCATTGGCGACCGTCAGCAGCCACCTGATGTGCGGCCACTTCCTGATATACGTCCGCATGGTGGAGCCTTCCGCAATGGAAACGCCGCTCTCGTAGATTTCCCCGGTCGCCCTGACCTTAAAAGAAAAAAGCCCAATCTGGCTGATGCGGTCGCCGTAATCCCGGAGCGCCTGGTACATCCTCGTATTGCCCATGAACGTCCATACCATGATCTGCTTTCCTTTGAGTGTATCCATCAGAATGTCCCGCCCCCTTCCTGCATCTCCTGCATTGTAAATAATAATCTCGCCGTTTTCCCGCTTTCCAATGCCACCTTATGTTTGGAATCCCATGCGGCGCTGTACTGGTAGAATCCCTCTTTCTGAAATGCTGCGCCGTTGCGTGTACACTCCCTGCTTTCAGCAAGCAGCGCAATATCATCCTCCGCTTTCACGGCACCGGGAAAAGACACCCTCTGGCCGCCCACGCCCTGGGCAAGCCGCACCGTCCCCGCCGCCATATCGGATTTCGGGTAGATGTGGATATCCAGAGGAGCGGAGGTCTTCCCCAGGTTAAAGAGGATGACCGTTTCCTCCGAGCGCACCACGCCGTTGAACCACGTGGGAGCCTTTATCCCGCCATCCTCCCGGAGCTTCTGCAGGCAGGTCTCCGTGTGCGGTGCATATCCCGCAAGGCCCGGCCCTTCCTGCAGTTGGAGGTCGGTAAACCAGATGCGCCCGGAGCAGTCGGCAATGGTGGGGACCACCGTCACGCTCACGACGCGCATATCCTTCTTTTTATTGACCACTTCCGCAAGCCTTACAAACTCAGCCATCCAGCGTCCACCTCAGTTCCGAGGGATGCCCCACCCATCCCATTGCCACCGGCCCGCCCTGCAGGAGGATGTCCGTGATGTAGAAGTCACCCGTGCAGTCCGTGATGCAGACGCGGACGGTGACGGATTTCAGCCTCTCGGATGAGAAGTTTTCCGGGGTAATCTTTGCTGTTGTCCTTGAAAAATATGCCATGCTGACCTCCCATCAATACAGGTCGATAAACCTTGACTCCGTGCTGCCGTCCTCATACTCCAGCACAATCTCAATGCCGACCTGCGAGTTGCCGCTCAGTTTCTTCAAATTTTCAGACGCAATCTGCGCCGAAATCGTATAGCTGTCACGGTTAGCAGGATACACCGTCTGCGACAGGCTTTTGGTCATGCCAGCCACGCCCTCCGCCTTGAAGGAAGCCGTTCCGCTTGCGCCGTTTTCCCCATCCGCCTCAAAGCCGGAGGACACCCAATAGGCAAGCCCGTCATCGGCGCGGGAATTGCGGAGCAGATTGAACGGCACCAGCTCCGCGATGTCCTCGCTGGACACCACGCTGACGCCCTCTAAGGAATCGGCGGCATTGTCCCACTTGCTCGTGGAGCTGCCCAGGTTCTTTAACACCGTGGAAAGCTCCAGCACCGTGTTCCACGGCTCCTGCAGGTTGTATTCCCTGCGGACAATCCTCGTGGTGACCGAAAGCCCCAGGTCCTTATCCTCCACCCGCACATAATCCCCAAGCTCCCATGCCTCATGCTCATATCCCGTCAGCACAGACAAATCCATGGCGTTCAGCACATAAGAAACCGTCGGCTTGCAGTAATCGGCAAGCCTCATGCGGGTAAATTCAAGCATCTGGTAAGGGTTCGTGAACGCCGAACAGTCCAGGGAAGATACACGGATTTCTTTGGAATAGGTGAAATCCTCCACATAGGGCTTCCCGCCGTTGATGCTGGCAAAGGTCATGCCGTCTGCACCGACGGCATACAGCCTCGTCACAAGCCCCGTGGTGTCCACCGTCCGCTCGATATCCTTCATGTTCTTCCCGTACATGAACAGCGCGCCGCTGTCCTTCCCGTTTAAGGTCAGCAGATGCACCAGCCGGTTCGGGCAGTCAAAGACCAGGTCGCCGCCGTGGAGGTCAGCCACCGCCCTTAAAATAGACAGTGCATTTTTCTCCGTGGATGTCCATGTGCGTTTGGTCGTGACCGTGACCGTCCCGACATTCCATTCCGTGCCGGAAAGGGCATAGGCCATGGCCGCATCCGCCGTCTCCGCGTCAAAGGCTTTCTCCTCCTTCCGGACGGAATAGGCAAGGTTGTAAAACTCCGCCTCGGCGTACACTTCTGTCACGGCGCTGCCGGAGGCATCCTTGCTGTCCGTGACCGTGCGGATAATATACACGTCATCCACGATCTGAATTTTCTTCTCGTTGTCGATATATTTCCGCTTGGCATCGGCAAAGGGAATGGAGAAGGAAAGTGTATCTTCGCCGTTGACCTCGCCCGTCACGATAATGCCGTAGGCATTCTCCAGCACCGCCTCCCATGCGCCGTTTGAGTCCAGCACCACCGGGCGGGCATAGCCGATTTTCTCGTAGGGGGACTTCGGTATGTCATAAATCTGGATGTCCGTCAGTTTCGGCGTCCTTGCCGTGTCATTTGTAGTGAGAGTCACCCGGAAACGGATGTATGTGCGGGCAGGGGACGGCATCTTCCCGTCCGCGCCCACCGCCGCCCAATCGCTCCAGCTAATGAGGTCATTGCTCGTGGAGGTCTCCACAAGGGGAATGTCCGTCACGCCGGGGATGCACTCACTGGAAACGGACACCTTGCCCGCGCCAGAAATGCCATACTCTACGGCACGGGTATAAAGCACGCCGCTTTCCGGGTACGCGCCATTACTTCCTTTTCGCAGCGTCACACACCCCGGCTCTGCCAGGGCATCCACCGGCCCCGCAATATCGCCTCCGTTGGCAAAGGCCGTGGCACGGAAATAATCCGCCAAATCCTCTGCCGTAAGCTGCGAATCGCAGTCTAAAAACCAGTCGTCAAAGCCGCCCGCAAACCAGTAGGAGCCGGCGTGCATCCCCATGATGAGGTCTGCCGTGCAGGAGCGGTTCAGCTCCCCGGTAAAGGGGAGCGCCGCAGAAACCCACACCGCCCCGCTTTCCCGGTCTCCTATGACATACCACGCCTTCTTATTCCCCGGCTCTATCACGCAGGCAATGAAATACCACCCGTTGTTCACAAAGGAAAAAGGCGGCGTCACCGACTCATCCAGTATCAGGGAGCCTGCGGAATTATACAGCATGATCCTCGGCTTTCCCCGGATGAGGGAAAGGTAGAAAATCGGCTGCCCCGGCCCCTGCCTGGTGTTAAAAATCGGGCAGTAGGTATTTCCGATGGAATAGGTGGTAGGGTTCATCCAGCCGCCCACAATGATCCGTTCCCCAAGGCTCTGGAAAACGGAGCCGTCATTCGTCACTTTCAGATAGGTTTTCTCCGAAGTGGGGTTCGTGATGTTCATGCGGAAATGCCGCCCCTTCTGCCCGCCCCGGAAGCCGGCGCTCGTTCCCGACCAGCCGGAAACAAACATCTTCCTGCCTTTCCCGGAGGAATCGGCGAGCATGGTATCCGCATCCGGGGCATTCTCATTGAACCGCCATAGTCCGTCCTTTGCATACTCAGCAGGGAACTCCCCCGTGAAATCCGTCTGTGTATTTAAAACTGCCTGCAATCCCATAAAAAATCACCTCCAGCGGCTCTTTGCCTGTATTTCAAGTTCCGTGAACGCGGCATTCGATGCCGCCACCTCTACCGTGTTCAGCCCCGCCCCAAGCGTGGGGAAGTTCAGCTCGCCGATATACGGCAGGGCGTTGCGGAGCGTGTTCCCCTCCGCGTCCTCCACCCATGCCGTCATTTTCGCCGTATCAATTACCAGCGTTTCCCCTTCCGAAAGCGTGGCGTTTGCTATTTTCAGCTCCGCCCCGTTTGTAGAAATGCTGATATGCCTTCCCGCCCCGGATGCCAGGACGCCTTTCAGCCGGTACACGGGATTGGAGTATAAGTTTCCAAGCCTCCGCCTCACCGTGTGGTTTCCTGCTTCCGTGATGGTAAAGACCTCATCCTCCGCAGCGTAGCCGAAGGGGTCAGGGCAGAAAAAAGCGAGGTCGAAGGTCGCCGCAAGCCGCACCACCCGCTCAAAGGTTACGCCCTCCTGAAGCCTTGCGTAATACACCCGCCCCGGTTCCGTGTCAAGCATAAGCGCACATACGCCTTTGTCCGGACTCAGCCAGCTTACGATTTCATCCTTGCACTCAAGCAGCTCCGCCGCCGTCCGCTTTGGAGGGATGAAGCAGGATATCTCTATCACCCGCTCGGAAAGGGACGCGCCCAGGTCAATGAGGCCGTCCCTGCCCGCCATGGAAATGGTGCGGTTTTTCAGCTCCGGCACCCGGTTCTCCGTTGTCATGCGGCTTGCGATACCCATGCTTTTTGATGTGATGCCGTCAAAAGAAAATCCCATCTGTCCGCCCCCTTCCTACGAATAGCCGTTTGCCCGCCGCCCCTGCTGGAGCTGCCGGTAAAGCTGCTGTGAGATTTTGCGGATGTCCTCCTCGCTCCTCACGTTCATTTCCTTCACTTCAATCAACGGACCATTTATGGAGCTTCCCTGCGACGCTCCGTCCCCGCCGTTTCCTGATACGGAAATTTCCTGCAAGGATGCAGAAGGGTTCAGGACCATATCTGCCGCCACGCCGTCCATTGCCTTTGCCACCATGCTCTTACTGTCCTCAATGCCTTTTGCCAGCCCCTTCATGAAGTCCGGCATCCAGCTCTCGTAATCGGTCAGCGGCCCTTCGTCCGGCACGGAGAAGTGCAGGAAGGACTTGATCTTGTTCGCCACGCTGCTCACAGCGTCACCCACAGCTCCGATACAGCTTTTGATGCCGTTCACGATGCCCATGATCATGTCCTTGCCCCACTGCAGGGCTTTTGACGGCAGGCTCGTTATGAAGGAAATCGCCTGGTTGAATCCTTCCTTGATGGAGGACACAATTTTTCCCATGGTCCCCTTAATGCCGCTCCAGATGTTATTGAACACTGTGGTGACCGTACTTTTAATGCTGTTCACGACACTCGTAACCACGGATTTGATGCTGTTCCACACCGTGGAAATGGTGGACTTGATGCCGTTTACCACTGTCGTGACCGCAGTCTTTATTGCATTCCATACCGTGGTTATTACCGTCTTTATCGCATTCAGCACCGTAGTGACTGTATTTTTGATGGCGTTCCATGCCGTGGTGATAAAAGTCTGGATTGCCGTCACCACCGTGGTGACCACGGTCTTTATCCCGTTCCAAATGGTTGTGAATACCGTCTTTATCGCATTTAAGACCGTAGTGATAATGGTCTTGTAAATATTGAAATAAGTGGTGATGATGGTTTTTATCACTTCCACCACTGTACTGAAGATGGTCTTTATCCCTTCCCACAGCCCGGAAAAGAAATCCTTGATCCCGTTCCACACAGCCTGCGCTGTAGAGGAAATGGCCTCCCATGCCGCCGCAAAGAAGTTTTTGATTGCCTCCCATACGGCAATGGCTACCTCCTTCACATTCTCCCAGAGGTTGATCCAGAACTGCCGGAAATCCTCATTCGTATTCCACAGATAAATAAATGCCGCCACCAAAGCTGTAATTGCTGCAATAATCAGGAATATCGGGTTGGCAAGCATGGTGGTGTTTAAGGCGGCAAAAGCGGTCTTGACTGTGTTAATCACTCCCGCCACCTTCGGCACTATGGTCATGATAGTGCCGACCGCAGACACCACTTTCCCAACGACGATCAGCACGGGTCCCAGAGCAGCCGCCAGCAATGCGACCGTGGTGATGACTTTCTTCGTCCCCTCGTCCATGCCGTTCAGCCAGTCCACGAACTTCTGCACCCATCCGACAATCATTTTGATGGCGGGCAGCAGAAGCTCCCCAAAAGAAATAGCCAGCCCCTCTAAGGCTGACTTTAGAATGGTGATCTGCCCCTGCAGGTTATCAAGCTGTGTGTCCGCCATCTGCTGCGCTGCGCCGCCGCTGTCAATGATGGACTGCTGCAGCTCATCCCATGTGCTTCCCGTGTTGGCAAGCAGGGCATTCACGGAGGACAGGTCGGTCTTGTTGAAAATCTGCCCGATGATGTTGGACTTCTCCGCCGCCGTCATGCCGTCCATGCTCGTGTTCAGGTCTCCGAGGATGTCATTGAGGGAGCGCATATTCCCCTCGGAATCGTAAACATCCAGACCAAGCTGCTCCATGCAGGCGGCCGCCTTGTCGGTAGGGTTCTGCAGGGAAAGGATGACGTTCCTTAAGTGTGTACCGCCCTCCGCGCCCTTGATGCCGTTGTTGGCGAGGATGCCGAGGGCCGTGTTCAGCTCCGCCGTGCCGCCTTTCACGGTCTTGGCAGTCGCACCGATGGTGAGGATGCCCTCGCCAAGCTGCGCCACAGATGTGTTGGTGGTGGAGGCGGTCTTCGCCATCTGGTCAACCATCGTCCCCGCCTCATCCACGCCCATGCCCAGGGCGGACATGGCGTCCGTCACCATGTCCGATGCCGCTGCAAGGTCGATGCCGCCGGCCGCCGCAAGGTTTAAGACAGTGGGCAGCGTGTCGCACATCTGCTGCGTGTCGTACCCGGCAAGGGCGAGGTAGTTCAAAGCCTCCGCACACTCGCTTGCGGAGAATGCTGTCTCGCTGCCCATCTTCTTTGCCAGTGCGGAAAGCGTATCCATCGTGTTGACGCTCTCGCCGTTGACCGTGGACATGGCATCCTTCGTGATTCCCATCGTTGCCTGCACCTGCGACATGGAGCTTTCAAAGTTTGCCGCCGTGCTGACCGCCGCCGTGCCGAGGGCAGTCACGCCTGCCGTGACGGGGAGCAGCTTCTGCCCGGCGGAGGAAATGTTATCCCCGACAGTCTTCAGCTTTTCACCCGTGGCGGCGATTTTCTGTAATGCCACAGCGGACTGCCCTGCCTGCCGCTCCAGGTCACGCAGATTGTTTTCCGTTTCGATGATCTCCCTCTGGAGGGCATCGTACTGGTCCTGTGAGATTTCCCCATTGGCAAGGGCCGTGTTTGCCTGCTCTGCGGCGGTCTTTAGGGTCTCCAGCTTTTCCTTCGTCCCCGCCACTGCCTCGCCCAAAAGCCGGTGCTTCTGTGCCAGCAGCTCCGTGTTGCCGGGGTCCAATTTTAAGAGCTTCTCCACATCCCGCAACTGTCCCTGCGTATCCCGGATGGAGGAATTGACTCCCTTTAATGCGGTCTGTAGTTTGGTGGTATCCCCGCCGATCTCAACAGTGATACCCTTGATTCTGTTCGCCACGGCGGACACCCCTTCCTGTTAAAATGCCAAAATAAACCCAGGGGGACGCCGCCTAAAAGCGGTCAAAATCCTCCTGGGTAGCGATTTCCTTATAGCCCTTGTATTCGTCATTCCTGCTCTCTGCGAACATATCGTTGACCATCCCGATGGTAAGCAGGTCAAGGTCGCGGATGGAAAGCCCAAGCTGTACGCACCGGAGCAGGAACAGCGGCGTTGTCATTTCCCGGTCAGTCGGGCGAAGTTTTTTTTAGACTGGACATCCGTCTGCACGTTCAGCCCCCAAAGCTGTATCAGCTTGGGCAGCACCTGGTAGATGGAGAAGGTGTTGAATTCATCCAGCCATTCCTCCGGGCTGTCCGGGATTTTGGGGTCTGCGTGTTTCGCCATCACATAGGCGATGTTCTCGAACATCTCCAACGAAAACAAATCTAAGTTGGAACTCTCCTCGTCCCCGTCACCGATGGATTTCTCCAAGGAACGCAGGTCTTTATAAATATCCCGGTGGAACTTCATCCGGTAAATACGCGGGATAGCCGCGGACGCCTTGAAAGGCACCTGCTTCCCGTCAATCTCGATATTCTGTTTCATGCTCATAGGTTATCCCTCCCCTTCTGTATCAGTCGTGCCGCCATTTTCTGTATCACCGCCGGAAGTGCCTCCTGATGCCGCATCCGGCAGGTACACGCTCTTGTACCAGTTCTGGTAGACCTCGTCCGTGGTGCTGTCCCCGGTCTTTGCCTTTACATAGCCGCTCGCCAGCGGAGCCGCCGTGATGGACAGCGTCTCGGTCTGCACCTCGATCTCCTCCTCGTTGGTCTGGGACTCAATGGTCGGCCGCGCCGCCGAGCAGTTGTACAGCACATGGCGGATTTTGCGCACATCGCCGTCAAACTCGAACAGCAGGGCAAAGTTTTCCGTCTCCGCGTTGGCGTTCTCTAAAAGCACCTTATTCTCATCCAGGGCCTCCTTCAGCACGTCGGTGCGGAAGCTCTCCGGCACCATGGCAAGCTCCAGATCCCCCTCGTAGCCCATGTTGTTGCTGACGGTATAATAAGCGTACCCGTCTGCATAAAAATTGCTCGGCTCGCCGTTGGGGTCCAGGGAAAGGGAAACGGCACCGGGCATCGCAACAGGCGTGCCAAAGGACACCACCCCGTCCGTTTCCAGCGTCAGCAGTGCATAATGCACGTTGCAGATGTTGAATTTCACTTTATTCTTCTTCGGCATCGTAAACCACCTCCATGTCAAACTGGTAGAGGACCTCGTACAGCTTCTCGCTGGCAATCCAGACCTCCGACTTGTTGTAGAAGATGCGCCGCTTATCCAGCGCGTCCTCCAGTTTCTTCTCCACCGACGGGTCCTTGGTGTCGGTGTACAGCTCTATCTTCACGCCGCTCGCCTTGAAGTACACCATGCCGTCAGCGGCGAAATTGTCGCTCTGCGGCAGGAGGTAGCAGACAAACGGCGGCTCCGGCGATTCACCCTCCGCAAAATGGTCATAGGCGAAGGGGATGCCGGTTTCTTTTAAAAGTGCCAGTAATGTTTTCAAACCCTATCCCTCCAATGCTTTCTGTATCTCTTTTTCAAGCTGCCGGGTGCCGGCCTGCTCCGCCGCCGCGATATGCGGCTTTGCCGGGACGCGCCCGCCGCCCCTCTTGGCGTGGCCGTGTTCCAGAAGGTGCGTCAGTTGGTAGCGGTTCCTGGAATGCACCGTCACTTCCAGCGAATTGGACGTTTCCTTCGTGGTCTTCACCGCCCATGACTTTGCATACTTCCCGGTGTCCTTCGGCGCGTTGGCTTCGATATCCTTCCGCACCGCTGTCCCGGCTTTCTTCACCGCTTTTTTCACATCCTCCGTGGCAAGGTCCGCATATTCGGTCAGCCCCTTCATGATCTCCTCCGCCATCCGGTCGATAGATACGCCGCTCGCCATCCTCACCGCCTCGCTTTCCTGCATTTGAATTTGATGCATTTCTTTTTATAATTCATGTGGTCGATGGCGAGGATGTCGTACAGCTCCCCGCCAAAAACCACCCGGTACCCCGTGGAATCAACCGCGGACGCTTTCCTGCACCAGCGGACAGTAAACGAAACCTCCGATTCATCCGCCACGGTTCCGGCCACATCTGTCTCACTGGTCTGCTTCCCGGCCTCACCGCTTACTGTAGCATGGCAGGAATAATAATCTGCCCATGTGTTTTTGTGGTTGCCGATGCTGTCCACCTCCACGGCATTCTTCTGAAAGGTGATGCGGACATTCAAAAGGGAAACCTCCATCAGAACGCCTCCTTCCGGCTGCCGGAAAGAAGCGCACGGAGCGTCAGCATCATGGCATGGTGGTCGGCATCCTCCCGGTGTTCATACAGATAGGCGGCCGTATACTGTACTGCTATCTCTGCATTTTCCACTGCGTAAAATTCCTGCGTGTCATCCATCCTCGCCACATCCATGCAGATTTTTTCCGATGCCCTGACCATGCTTTCAATCAGGACATCATCATCGTCATAATCCACACGGAGGTAGTTCTTCATTTCTTCCAGCGTCACCGCCATGCCTGCAGCGCCCCCTTTCATTAACCTGCGGATGCGGCCTTCTGCACCAGCACCTTCACTGCCTCCGCAAGGATCATCTTCCCGTCCACACGCTGTGAAGCGAGGAATCCCACCTGCCCGGTGGCTGCAAACAGCTCATTCAGGCGCTTGAAGCTGCGCCCCTGCCTGTCAGCAATCCAATAGTAGCTGAAATCACCGAAAGCGATGGTCTTCGCTCCCGCGGCAATGGCCGGCATATATGCAGAAGTCTTGATGGGGCGGCCTAAGATCATGTCCGGAGCCCCGGCTGTCAGGGACGGCTGCCACAGGTACTGCCCGTTATTGTCCTTCAGCTTGCGGATGGCCTTGATGGTAGAGTCGTTCAGCACCCACACGGATTTCTTGCGGTACGGGGATTTCAGCGAATAATACAGATCCATCAGCTCATCCGCCGTCACTGCCGTGGCAGATGCCGCGGTCACGCCCGTTTCCGCGCCGCCAGTGGCCGCAAGCACCCCTAACGGCTTGCCCTTGCCGTCCCCCGTGAAGAACGCCTCCTCTTCCTTCGCCCCGATGCGGCGGGCAAACTCGCGGGAGATATAGGACTGCAGGTCAAACACGCTGTCGTTTAACAGCTCCTCGGAAACCTTAATCATGGTGCCCAGCTTGTAAGCCCCGATGGAAACCTGCCCGAAGGAATCGTCGCTCTCCGGGTATGCGCCCTCCTCGTCAATCCATGACGCCGTACCCTTGGAAGCCACCACGGGAATCTTGCGGTCCCCGCTGGAGGTCTTGATGACCTTCGCCATCTGCCGGAAGATGTTCTCCTCCTCCAGTGCTTCCACCAATGTGCGCTCGTATTCATCCGGTACCAGATAGCCGCCCTCGGAGTCCGTGCCGACCTGCAGGGCATTGGTGACTGCGGGCATCGGTGCCTTGGAGCGCATGGCGTTCCAGAAGTTCTTCCGGTAATCGTCGGAGGCGCGCCCGGTCTTATCCTCCCCATCGTCCGCATCTGCCCTGCCGCCCGGCTTCCCTGTAAGGGGCCTGTTCACCGGGCGGTTCAGTTCCGCATCCAGGGCCTCCTGCCGCTCCAGCCTTGCGATCTCTTTCCCAAGGTCTGTGATCTCCTGCTCCATCTTCGTGTATGCGGCGTCATCCTCTGCGGAAAGGACTCCGTTTTCCTTCCTGTGGGAATCTAAGAATGCCTTTGCCGCCTCCCATGCTTTTGCGCGCTTCTCGCGCAGTTCAAGAATCGTCATAATGAAATCCTCCTTCTTATCGTTTCAATAAATTAAGCCGCTCCATGAGTGCGTCCACGGAACGGCCGGTTTCTGCATCCGGCGCAGGGATTTCTGCCTGCGCCTGGATATCTGCTTTCGGTTTTTCCCCGCCATATTTGGCGGCCAGTTTATTCAAAAGGGCGTTGTTTGCCGCCCTGCGGGAAAACAGCATGGAGCTTGAAGCCGGAGGGAATTTCTTTTCATCTTCCTCATCCTCTTCGGAACTGTCCCCTTCGCCCTCCTCCGGCTCCTTTTCCGGCTCCGCCTTTGCCCGCGCCATGATCTCATCCGCAAAGCCAAGCTCTACTGCCTTATTTGCATCCATCCACGTTTCCGCATCCATCAGATGCGACAGCTTCGGGCGGGAAAGCCCCGTCTTTAACACATAAGCATTGATGATGGACTCCTTCACTTCGGCAAGCATATCAATGGCCTTCTGCATCTCGGCATGGTCGCCCCAGGCGATGGTGGCGGGATTGTGAATCATAAGCATGGATACCGGGGACACCAGGACGGTGTCGCCTGCCATGGCAATGACGGATGCCGCCGAAGCAGCGATGCCATCAATCTTTACGGTTACCTTGCCTTTGTAGTTGGAGAGCATATTGTAAATCTGTGCCGCCGCCACGCAGTCGCCGCCCGGCGAATTGATCCACACGGTAATATCACCGCTCCCGGCATTCAGCTCATCCTTGAAAAGCTGCGGCGTGACGTCATCATCAAACCAGCTTTCCTCTGCGATGGTGCCGTTCAGAAACAGAGTCCTCTCCTCCGGAGCCGTCCCCGCCTCCGCCTGATTCCTCCACTTCCAGAACTTCTTCGTTTTCATTGGATTCCTCCTCTCTGTCCTTTTTGCCGAACAGACCGGCATCGGACAATTTTGTCATGTTCCCGTTTATCAAATACAAATCACCTCCCAATTCCTCCGGGATACGGTCAAGGTTCTCCAGCTCCCGGATGTCATTTGCGGACATCCACCCGTTCTGCCGCCCCACGGCGTACCCGTTCATGCGGCTCTGGTAATCCCCGCGGAGCAGGCCGTCCACATTGAACTTCATGAAATACTGCTTCTTTTCCTCTGGGGTCAGCAAAGACCGCGCCATGGACTGCTCCCATCTTGACACCCATGGGTCAAGTGTATATTTCACGAACTCAAGGCTCTGCTGCTCGATGTTGGAGAAGCTGCTCTTTTCCAGATCGCCCACCATGTGCGGAGGCACACGGAAAATCCTCGCAATCTCATTGATCTGGAATTTCCTCGTTTCCAAAAACTGCGCCTGTTCCGGGGAAATGGAAATAGGCGTATACTTCATGCCCTCCTCTAAAACTGCCACCTTGTTTGCGTTGTGGCTGCCGCCGAAGGTGGACTGCCAGCTCTCCCTTACCCTTGAAGGGTCTTTCAGCGTCCCCGGATGCTCCAGCACACCACTCGGCTGTGCGCCGTTGGCGAAGAACTTCGCCCCGTATTCCTCGCAGGCAATCGCCATGCCGATGGCGTTCTTTGCCATGGCGATGGGGGAATAGCCAACCAGACCGTCAAAGCCGAGTCCGGGGATATGCAGCACCTCCGACGGCGGCAGGATGACCGTGCTGCCCTTCACGGTCGGCGCGTCATCCATGCTCACCGTGTATTCATAATAGAGCTGCCCTTTGCTGTCACGCTCCACGCCCATCCGGTCCGGCATCAGCGGGTACAGCCCCAAGACCTCCCCCTTGCCGTTGCGGATGATCTGTGCGTAGGCATTGCCCCAAAGGAGCAGGTGCGTCATCAGCGTTTCCCGGAACACGAAGGAAGTCATCTCCGGGTTTGGCTCATCATGGAGTAAAAAATACAGCGGGTGTTCCGCCGCTTTCTCCTTCCCGCCGTTATCCGTATAGCGGTACATATGCAGCGGCAGCCCCGCCACCGCCTCGGACAGAATCCGGACGCAGGAATACACTGCCGTCATCTGCATGGAAGAACGCTCATTGACACGTTTCCCGCTCGTGCTGCCGCCCATGAAAAAGCTGTAGGCGCTGCCGGAAGTCCTGTTCTGTGGTGCGTCCCTCGCCCTGAACAATCCACTGAATAATCCCATAGGAACCACGCTCCCTTCCAAAAGACAGACAGCAGAAAGGCACCGCCAAAGCGATGCCTTTCTGCTGCCCGTGTTATGTGTTTTTTATTTATTATCTTCCCTGATCTGCTTTATCAGCCTGTCAAGGCTCACCCCGTCCCGGAATCCTGCACGGTAGTAGTATTCGTTTTCCCGCGTGGCTTCCGAATTTGCCACATCCTCGCACAGCTCCATCATTTCCCGCTGCTCCGCGCTTAACTGCTCAAACAGCAGCTCGTGTGCCTGGTCTGCTTTTTCCGCTTCCGCCGCCTGCTCCTCCGTAAGGGGATATTCCTTTTTAAAGGCGTCATGGTGCATCCCCATCCGTTCCGAAATGATAAGCTCAAGTAAATCCTTCTCATCCATCTTTCCACCTCCTAGTATAATAATGATGTAGCCAAGAATGACTACTTGTTAATCAGTTTCTATACACCAGATAACAAAAGAAGGTGTTCTTCCTTCATCAGATGTTATCCCTAAATAATGATCATGTCTGACGGTTCCTGATAGACACCAGATAATACATAAGGTATCATCCTTTAGGATAGGGCAAAGAATGTCCACCTCCTTGGGAAGCTGGTTCTTACCAGCCTATACCTATCGTGAAGTCAATTAGTCCATTCGACAGGATTTTATGTTTTAGCTGGTTGGGAGCCGGAAGGCTATACCTGTATAACACGCTAGGTTGTGTACCTGTCAGACTGGAAATGGAACCCTATCAGAAAGGAGCCACCACCCATGGCAAACAATGTTATTTTTAATGTTGATGAACTATTCATTTCTGTTGGTATTGATGTCGGCGCTGACTTCTCCTGGATGTCTATTGCACTCCCGAACCAGCAGTTTGTGGGAAAGCCTTATAAAATCCTGCATAACAGCATGGATTCCCTTACAGCCGCTGTTTCTAAAATAAAAGAAGCAGAAGAGCTGTATTCCATGAAAAGCCGCATTTTTCTGGAATCCACGGGAATTTATCATTACCCACTCTTCTGCTATCTTCGTGATAAAGGTTTTAACTGCTCCGTTATCAATCCTATCATCACTAAGAATAGCACAAATATTAACATACGAAAAGTACATAATGACCGTTTTGATTCAAAAAAGGCTGCATTAGTTGGCCTGAAGCCTGATTTAAAGGTTTCCCTCATGCCATCCGACCTTGCCCTTAACTGCCGGAATCTCTGTCGTGAATACTACGATTTGATGGATAACCGCAGCGCTTACGTGAACAAACTCCAAGGTGAACTGCGCATGGCATTTCCCCAATACCTTGGCATTTTTTCCAAGGTTACAGTCAATACATCGCTTACACTGTTGGAAACTTATACATCTCCATCTGCCTTTATTGAAGCAGACAGAAAGGAGATTATTGAAACCATCCGATCAACAGCGCGTTTTGGACTTACCTATGCCCAGAACAAGTATGACGCCATCATCCGGGCTGCAAAGGAGGCAAAGGAGTTTGGCTACATCATTGACAGCAATGTCAAACGTATCCGTCTTTATGTCAATTTCATACGCAAATATGATGAAGAGATCAGCTGTCTTCTGAATGCCATACATGAACTCGTTGATGCCAACCAGGATACTGATTTTGTGAAGCAAATACATTTGGTCGAGACGTATAAAGGTGCAGGTTTCCTGTCTGCCGTATCCCTCATGGGAGAGATTGGTGATTTCTCGGCTTTTTCAAAACCAAAACAGCTCTTTGCTTACTTTGGTCTTGATCCGGCAGTAAAACAATCCGGCAAATTTGAAGGAACAAAAATCCAAATGTCCAAAAGAGGTTCAGCTATAGCCAGACGTGTGATCCATACGCTGGCTTTGCAAAGCATCAGCGTTTCCTGTACAGGTGAAGCCAAAAATCCAGTTCTCCGGGATTACTACCTGAGAAAATGTGAATCAAAACCGAAGCTTGTGGCAATGGGGGCTGTTTCACACAAGGTATGCAACATAATATTTGCAATGCTGCGAGATAACAAGCCTTTTGAAATCATCCCTCCACAGGAGCATATCAAACAATACAATGCTGCTAAATGCAACATAGCCGCATAAAATAATGCAGATTTAACAAATCCGTATCTTTTGAAAAATGATATTTTCACCAAGGGGTAAGTGCGCCCTTTTTTAAGAAGTAAAAATTTTTTATTTACCTCTTGACATTTATTAGCTGGACTTCGCCAGACAGCATAAAGGAATATGTGGAAAATAGCCATATAAGGAACCGACAAAGATAATGTGTACAGACTGGTGAAAAATCAAAAAACAAGCAGCCCCCGGCTGTCATAGACGGAAGCCCCCGCATCATTCCCGCAGCGGATGGCACGGTCAAGCCCCATGATCGTGGCCACCGCACCGTCAATCTTCTCCGTGGATTTCTCCTTGTCCGCCTTGATGTTCCCCGCAGGGTCGGTGCGGATGAAGATGTTATCCATCATCCACCGGAGTACCGGATGCCCGCCGTGGGCAATGCTCTGCTCCAGCACCAGCTTCATCAGCTCCTTGGTGGGCGGGGACATATCCTTAAAGCCCTGCCCGAACGGAACCACCGTGAAGCCCATGCCCTCAAGGTTCTGCACCATCTGTACTGCGCCCCACCGGTCAAAGGCGATCTCCCGGATGTTGAACCGCTCACCGAGCCGTTCAATGTATTTCTCGATAAAGCCGTAATGCACCACGTTCCCCTCCGTGGTCATCAGCTTCCCCTGCCGCTCCCACACATCGTAAGGTACATGGTCGCGCCGCACACGCAGCTCCAGCGTTTCCTCCGGCACCCAGAAGTACGGCAGGATACAGTATTTATCCTCCTCATCCAGCGGCGGGAACACCAGCACGAACGCCGTGATGTCCGTGGTGGAGGACAAGTCCAGCCCGCCGTAGCAGACGCGCCCCTCCAGACCATCCTCCGAAACCGGGAAGGCGCAGGCGTCCCATTTATCCATGGGCATCCACCGCACCGCCTGTTTCACCCACTGGTTTAAGCGGAGCTGCCGGAAACTGTTCTCCTCCCCCGGATTCTGCTTTGCCGACTCGCAGGCGGCCTCCACCTTGTCAATCCCCACCGTGATATTCAAAGAGGGGTTCGCTTTCTTCCACACCTTCGGGTCCGTCCAGTCGTCCGCCTCATCCGCGCCGTAGATCACCGGGTAAAATGTAGGGTCAATCTTCCGCCCCTCTAAGATATCCTTTGCCTTCTGGTGCGTTTCGTAGCAGATGGAATGGGTATCCGTCCCCGCCGTGGTGATGAGGAAATACAGCGGCTGCATCCTGGCATCCCCGGAGCCCTTGGTCATGACATCGAACAGTTTCCGGTTCGGCTGCGTGTGCAGCTCGTCAAACACCACGCCGTGGATGTTGAAGCCGTGCTTGGAATACGCCTCCGCCGAAAGCACCTGGTAGAAGGAGTTGGTGGGCGTGTAGATGATCCGTTTCTGCGATGCGAGTATCTTCACCCGCTTGGAAAGGGCAGGGCACATCCGCACCATATCCGCCGCCACATCAAAAACGATAGTGGCCTGCTGCCGGTCGGCGGCGCACCCGTACACTTCCGCGCGTTCCTCCCCGTCCCCGCAGGTCAAAAGCAGCGCCACGGCCGCCGCAAGCTCCGACTTTCCCTGTTTCTTCGGAATCTCAACGTATGCCGTGTTGAACTGGCGGTAGCCATTGGGCTTCAGCGTTCCGAAAATATCCCGGATGATCTGCTCCTGCCAGTCGATCAGTTCAAAGGGCTTCCCCGCCCACGTTCCCTTAGTGTGGCAGAGGCTCTCGATGAACATCACGGCAAAATCGGCGGCATCCTTGTCATAGCGGCTGTCCTTCGCTTTGAATTTTGTCGGCTTATATTTTTTCAGTTTCCGCATTGCCATTCCGGTCACCTCCCCAAAGACGGCATCAAAAATGGCCTGCCAGCAGCAAGCCGTAATCTATCAGTACAAGACACAGAGCCTTGCGGCTCCGCTCTTGGAATGTCCAGTTTTAATTTCAGAAAAGTGCGTCAATCTTATCGTACTCGGCCTTAAGCCTCGTGTATTCCTGCGCTATGCACTGCCTCCTGAATCCGTTTTTGCAGGCTTTCCCCTCTTTCCAAAGGCGGTCAAGCTCCGCTTTCCGTTTCGTCAGTACCTCAATTCCGTTTCCTTTCTGTGCATCTCTCAAATCCCTTTCAAATCTTGTCATGCCTTTCTCCTCCGCTTTCTGTGTTTTCCCTTTCGGTAGTACACATATTCGCTCTTTCTGCGGATAATAGCAAGCGGATTTTGAACATATACTGTGCAAATATCTGCAGGAGAAATTGTGTAGTTTTCAATGGTTAGGGATGTGTTTCCCGTCCTCTATCCAGTCAACCAGGACGATGATCTCCCCTTCGGTTTCCATCCGTTCAAGCTCCGCCACATCGTCCATGTCCCAATTGACCGGGTACACCCCGCAGAATTCCACAATGCAGTCGATCTCGCCCGTCTCAATCCAGTCCCGGTTCAGGTTCCATGCGCCGCAGACCGTATCCACATGGCCGTGGCTGACATGGTTCTTATCAAGGATGCCCTCGATTTTCTTGATGGTTTCATCCTTGTAAAGGTCGGTGTCTTTCGGGACGGTGATGTAAAACATACATTTTGTTGCAGCCTCGCCCCGTTCCCTTCTTGCGTCAATCCACTCCTGGATGACCTCTGTCCTTTTTTCCATAGCTGTACGCTCCTTTGCCTTTATAATTTTCATCCCCTGCCGTAGCACCTGTGGATGGCTTCCAGAATCTGTTCCTGCTCCTTCCCGTCCACCCCGATGCTCTCCAGAGCCTCCCTGGTGCCGCAGTCCGGGCAGAGCGGCGTTCTGCCGTCCGCCCGCGAAACTGCCGGCCTCCCGTGGTAGGTCTGCCCGCATCGTGGGCAGACCGAAATCCTCGCAATATTATCTGTTTCTTTCATCGCTGTTTCCTCCTAAGTCCATATTCTCCTGCCGTGGGGCAAGCGCCTCCACCTTGCTGCGGAACATCCGGCCTGCGGATGCGCGGTAACGGCTGCCCCTGCTGTTCTGGAGCCAGAAATATTTCCCATCGAATCCCAGCACGGTGTAGTTGCCCGTGCAGCCGTTCTTCCGGTTGGTCACCATGAAGCAGGCGTCCCCGGTCTTCCACCCGCCCGGAAATTTCTCCCTGCTGTCGGCATACGCCCGTTCCAGAAATGCCTCGTCGAATCCGAAACTCTGGTAGCCCTGCCTGCAGGTCTCCATATAGAACCCGCTCGGAACCCCAAGCGGGCGGTCCTCATGCATGATGTAGACGAAAACCTTCCGCAGCCGCACCTTTCCGGTCTTAATCCCTTTAAGGGGCAGCTCCATCTCCTTTTTGTAGTAAAAGTGGGGGAAGCCCTCGTAGCGGTCAAGCGCCGCCTCATCCTCCTCCGTCACCGCCCATGCCGCCACGGGGACGCTTGCGCCCTCCTGTGGCTCGATGGTGAGGTAGGAGCCGGTCCTGCTGCCCTTGAACAGCAGACGGTAGCCCTCAATCACCGAAGTGCCGATAATCCTCGCCCCGGGGCAGCGCATCCGCATCTGCCGGATGTTTAAGTTTGAGCCGTAAGCAATGTAGTATCTTTTTTCCATCTTGAAATCCATCCTTTCCGAAGGGGGCACCCTTCTACCACCTTAAGACCGCCGGAGCGGTCCACTGCCGTTTCCGCGGCAGGCAAGGTGGCAGGAGGCTACCTCCCGCGTTCCCTTCAAGCGGCCCTTCCGTTTCGGAAGGATGCGTCCCCTGCAAGCCTCCTTGTGAGGATGTCCCTTGCGGTCTTGAATTCGTCCCCGATGAAGCCGAGCCGGAGGAGCCATGTCCGCATGGCGTATTTCGGGTTCTCGCTCTGCTGCGGCTTCGGGCTTGCCGTCTTTACTTCCTTCGCCATCTGGCTGAGTGCGAGGCAGAGCTGGATGTAGCTTTTAAGCTGCCCTGCGTGGAGGCCGCCCCTGCGCCCGTCGCCCGGTTCGTCGAACTGGAAGAGCCGGAACTCGACCGTGCCTTTGGTGAAGGTTGCGTGGTAATTGAGCATATGGTAGCGGCTGTCGTTGTAGTGCTGGTCCCTGCCGTAGCTTGCGCCGTGGCTTGTGTACCAGATGTCCGCAAGGGCCGCCATCGTGGAAGGTTTCTTTCTGTTGACCTGCTCCAAAAACCGTGGGTCAACCGTGCGGCAGTAGCGGTTCATCCTCCAGCGGTCAAGGTTTAAGGCATCCGCTATCAGGCTTTCATGGCCTGCCATGATGTTGGCGAGGTTTCTGAGGCTCTGCGGCGTGTGGCCTTTCGCCCCGATGTGGATGTGTACCCCGCAGCCCCTTCCCGCGTCGCTCTTCGCTCCAGCGTGCCGTAGCTGCCGGATAAGCTCCTGCAGGGTTTCCATGTCCCCGTAGGTAAGGATGGGCGTCACCAGCTCGCACTTTTCGCTGTCAGGCCCCGCGATGCTCACGTCCTTCTGGAATTTCCACTCCCTGCCCTGCGCGTCCCATGCGGAGTAGGTTTCGTAGCCGTTCCTGCGTGCCGTGTATTCATGCCTGCCTGTTCCGAAGAAGTCCGCTGCAATTTTCGCCGCCCTGCTCCTTGCGATGCTGTTCATCTCCACCTCAACCCCGATGGTCTGCTTTTTCATTTCCTCAACCTGCCTTGCTAACTTTGCGTTCATGCTGTTTTCCTCCGTTTTCTTTGTGTGTTTTCCCTTTCGGTAGTACACATATTCGCTCTAAAAGGGGATAATAGCAAGTCAATTCGAGGCATATATTACACAATGTTTTCCGCAGTTTTTTGTGTATTTTATGGCTTTTTCAGGCCCTCCATGGAGGCTGCCGTGATCTGTGCGCCAAGCCGGAATCCGTCCTTAAAGCCTTCGCAGATGGTCTTGCACTCAAGGTCGGAGGCATCGTCCAGAAGTTTCTCCAGCAGTGCCTTCCCCTCACTGTCCAACAGCCCTTTTAGGCGTTCAATCTCCCCGTCGATGCGCTCCGCAAGCTCTGCCATCTCCGGCGTCTTGTCGTTCCGGTTCTCCCACGGCACGATCTCACCAAAATAAAGCTGTTTCAGAATGTCCTGCTCCATCTATTCATCCTCCTTTATCCTGCGCACCACATCCTCGCCGTAAATTGCATGGAGGCTGCTGCCGTTGTCCCATGCGACCATGACGCTCGCCGTGTCATCCACACCTTCGACTGTTCCCCGCGTCCCGATGGGCGGGGCCTGCACATCGTCCATCCGTACAAGCTCCACCCGTGTGCCTGCAGGGTACTCCCTGCGGACACGCTCCACAATCTCCCTATTCGGAAAGTTCACTGCTGACCGCCTCCTTCCTTTCGCCGTTTTTGAATGCCGAGCTGCCGGAGAGGTTCTTCAGCAGGATTTTCCGCTCGCCCTTGTATTCCGCCCCGATGAATCCGAGCCGGAGCAGGAAGCACCGGAATGCGTATTTTTCATTGTCCGCAGGCTTTTCCTTCGCCGTGATGCGCTTCTGGTTCCTTGCCATGTCGCAGATGGCGGCAATGAAATGGGTGTAGGCTTTCACCGATTCGCTGTCCTGCCCCTCCGCAAACCATGGGAAGGAAACCTTCTCCCCGTCCGTTTCAATCGGGAGGCTGTCAACCGCCAGCGCCTTTTTAATCAGGCTCCCTTTGGCATCCACCAGCTTCCGCAGGTTCTCCAGCGCGGCATCCGTGAAGGAATCCCTCGGCATTGCCACCGTAAGCCCCAGATCTGCCCCCTGTGCCTCCGTTTCCGGCTCCTCCGCTTTGTTTTCCGCATCCGCGCTTTCTTCTGCCGTGCCGCCTTCCTGCGCCGTTTCTGCCGGGACTGCGACAATCCCTCTTTCCGCAAGCCGCTCCAGCAGGTTCTCTATTTCCTCACTGTCCGCCCGGTCGTCAAACTCCACCGCGCCGGTCTTGTCGATGTGGAAGTAATCCACCTGGTAAGCCGCTGTCGGCATTCCGAGGTATTTCGGCTTTACCTCTAAAATCTCCCCCATTGCCTGCACCAGCGCCTTCCGCTCTGCCCCTGTCCTGTTGAATTCAAACCTCATTTTTTTGTACCTCCTTCGTTTTTCGGTACTACATTAATCACTCTGAACGGCAGGAATAGCAAGCAGTATGTGAGAAAAAATGTCACAATAAAAAGTCCGGGAACTGTGCATAGTACACGATCCCCGAAAGCACGAAATATACGTTCGGCAGTGCGACGCCGTTGCCCCACATTTTATACTCGGCACTATCCGAATGAGGGTCTTTCAGCCACTTGATGATCTGCCTATCCGTCTTGGGCTTCGTGGAAGTCCCTGCAATCTTCCGATGGGTCTCAAAGACCTCCCTCCAGAACACTAAATCTTCCTCGGTAGGTTCCTCCGTGCCAAGCCCGCCGCACCACCAGTCCGGGAAGCCCTGCAGCCTCGCACACTCGGTGGGCGTCAGCCTGCGGACAATATACTCCGGCTCCACGATATGGTAATCCCCGCTGAACGCCTCCTGGTTGCCGAGCCACTGCTTGGAGCCCATGCTTGCCGAGAGTGTGCCGAACACCTCCTTGCCGGATGCGGTCTGCACATCGTTGATGACGGGAGGGTCCTTATAATCCGTAGCCACCAGCGTGTTCGCCAGTTCCTTTTCTGCCCGTGTGAAATGAGAATTCTTGCTCGTGCAGTAGGTCGGGTATGCAACAGCGTGTCTGTCCACGGCGTCAAGCGTAAAGGACACATCCTCATTCACGCCACTCCCCTGCGGCCCGTTCTCATCCTTCCTGCCAATCATGGAGCCCTGCACCGCCACCACGGCAATGCCGCCCTGGTTGCAGCCGGGATTCCCGCCGTTCCCGTCCAGAGTCCGGGAGGTATCCGCCTCATAAAATCCGCTGTGCGGGTTATCCGATTTCATGGCATTGCTGTCCTTGGAGCAGATACCGTATGCCTGCACCACCAGCTCATTGCAGCGGCTCTCCCCGACATCAAAGGTGTTCAGCGTGTTTGCCACCTTCCCGTCCTTCCAGGTCGGCGCATCCCCTTTGTAGTGGGCGCGGTACCCCTTGCAGAAAGGCACGAACACCGTCTGGTCATTGCTGCAGGAGAGAGTTGCGGATTTGTCATCCTGTATGATCGCCCCTTTGCCGCCTCCCTCACAGCCGGAGCGGATTTTCAGCGTCTTTGGCGTTTCCACCACGAACGGTTGGTTATTGCCGCCCATGCCGTAGGTGGAGCTGACCGTAGGCGCCGTTTCCAAAGGCCCCGTATATCTCGTATCCTGTGAATGGTTCTCATAGAGCGCCACCGCAGCCGGGACCGTCCCTGCACGGAGCGTGGGCGAGGTTTCCTCCTCATACCCAATCCCACGCGCCTTTGCGGAATGCTCCGTGCAGAAACCGGCCGATTCCAATACGCACGGGGGATGGTGCGCCTCTGCCCGCAGGGTGCAGGTCACGTCATCCGTCACGTCCATCCTCTGCCCGCCCTGGTCGTTCAGGCAGATGCCGCCTGCCGCTCCAATGCAATCCGCAGCACCTCCGGCAGTTCCTTGCCACGCACGGAAGCCCTCCGCAGAATACCCAGACACGCCTTCGGACTCAAATAATACCTTTCCGGCACTCCCGCCTGCAAAATCTGCGACAAGGTAGATGCGTTTCCTTCGTTGGGGGATTCCCCAAAACTGGGAGTCAAACACCCGCCATGCGAGGGAAAAGCCGTCTGCCACGATGCTTCCGGCATTCGCCCACCTCCCCTTTGGAGGTCCAGGTACAGAAATACTTTCGTCTTTGACGGAGCAGACCGCTTCGAGGACTGCCTTAAAGTCTTCCCCTTTATTGGATGAGAAGGCTCCGGGGACGTTCTCCCACACGATAAACCTTGGATATTTTCCATCTGTTGCACACCTCATTTCCTTTACGATTCTGATTGCCTGATAGAACAGGCAGGACTGCTGCCCGCCAAGCCCCGCCCGCTTGCCGGCCACCGACATATCCGTGCAGGGCGAGCCGAAGGTGATGATGTCCACCGGGGCAATCTCTGCGCCATCCACCGCAGAAATATCGCCCAAGTGCTTCACGGAGGGCAGCCGCTTTGTGGTCACACGGATGGGGAACGGCTCAATCTCCGAAGCCCATAGAGGGGTGATGCCTGCAAGCAGCCCGCCCAAAGGAAAACCCCCGGAGCCGTCAAACAGGCTGCCGAGGGTCAGGCAGGCATCCGCAGACTGCGGATTTGGTGTGTCTCCGCCGCCAGTGCTGGACTCCCTGCTATGGATATATATAGCGTCTGCATTCATTCCATCTCCACCTCCTTCACCAGCGCGGAGTATGGGATTTTTTCCCCACCGCGCACCACATACACATTTTCCGAATCCCCGGTATCCTCCACATACCTCCGCAGGATGACGGATGCGTACTTTTCATCCAGCTCCATCATATGGCAGATACGGTTTGTCTGCTCACATGCCATCATCGTGGAGCCGCTCCCTCCGAAAGTGTCCAGAACGATGGCGTTTTCCTGGGAGGAATTGCAGATTGGGTATCCGAGCAGGTCAAGCGGCTTCGATGTCGGGTGGTTCTTATTCCGCTTCGGCTTGTCGTAGTTCCAGATGGTGGTCTGCTTCCGGTCGGAATACCACGGGTGTTTTCCGTTCTTAAGGAAACCGTACAGCACAGGCTCATGCTGCCACTGGTAATCCGAGCGCCCAAGCACCAGCGAATTCTTTACCCATATGCACACCCCGGCAAGGTGGAACCCCGCATCCACAAAGGCTTTCCTGAAATTAAGCCCCTCCGTGTCCGCATGGAACACATAAGCTGCACCGCCGCTTTCCAGATGCTCCACCATGTTCTGGAAGGAATTGTACAGAAAAGTGTAAAACTCCCCGTTCTCCATGCTGTCGTTCTGGATGGAAAGCCCACTTCCGCTCTTGAATGCGACGTTATACGGCGGGTCCGTCACGATAAGGTTTGCCTTTTTCCCGTCCATGAGCGCCGCCACGTCCTCCGCACTGGTAGCGTCACCGCACATCAGCCTGTGCCTGCCCACCGTCCAGATATCTCCCTTTTCCACGAACGCCGCTTTCTCCAACGCTGCGGAAAGGTCGAAATCATCATCTTTCACATCTTTTTCACCGTCCCCGGAGAAAAGGTCTGCAATCTCATCCTCACCGAAGCCTGTCAAAGATACATCAAAATCCGCACCCTGCAAACTTTCAATCTCAATGCGGAGCAGCTCCTCATCCCATCCGGCATCCAGAGCCATGCGGTTGTCCGCAAGGATGTAGGCTTTCTTCTGCGCCTCTGTCAGATAGTCCACAAATACACACGGAACCTCTGTAATCCCTTCCTCCTTCGCCGCTGCGATCCTGCCATGCCCTGCGATGACATTGAAATCCCGGTCGATGATGACCGGGTTGATGAAGCCGAACTCCCGCAGGGATGAGCGGAGCTTCGCAAGCTGCTCCGGCGAGTGCGTCCGCGCATTATTCACATACGGCACTAATTTTGAGAGCGGCACAAGCTGCATCTCCGTTGTCGTCTTACCCATTTTTATCTACACTCCTTTCCTTGCACGGAGCAGCCGCTCCATCACATCATCCTGCGGCGTGTTCCCCTGGAACTCCACCGAGCAGTTCTCCTTCACGATCTGGTATATCTGCATCCAGCAGTAATTGGTCTGCTTCATGTAGGACTGGCTCATGGTGACATAAGGGGAGGCAATGGCGGCTCCTGTAGTCGGGTGCTTCGCCAGAAATCCAGTGGACGAAACAATCTCCTCGCACTGAATCCACCGGGACACGCTCATGGCGTACTGCTCCACCATCTGCACCGTGACCAGCTTTTCACATCCCCTTGCTTTCAGCCAGGCATACGTTTCGTTGTAGACTTCCTCCGCCACCAGCTCCCGCCCGCTTTTCTGCGGGGATTTCAGGAAGTCCTTCACGGGCGGCACATCCACGCCCTCCAGCTCGGCCGGCTCCATCATGACTTCCGCCGGCCGGCCTTCGGCAATCTTCTCCGTGAGTGCCTTGGGCTTGCGTCCCGCCCCCGGCCTTGCGCCGCCCCGCCCGCTGCCGTCTTTTGCCACTGTTTTCACCCCGTTTCTTTGATTTTCTTTGAAAAAATGCTGCGGAAATCAAACGCCGCAGCACCTTGAAAGCCTTTATTTTACGGAAATCTCCGAGGGGTTAATCCCCCGTTTGATTTCCGGTTTTTATGCGTGTGACCCCACGCCCGTTCCCCGGCACACAGGCTGTAGAGATTGATAGGGCCCTGGCGGGTCCACAGGGAACCCGCACACAATGACCTAACGCTTATTCCACCTGTCGCCGCGCTCCGCATGAATCCTTGCATGGCAGGGCTGGCACAGCGACACGAGGTTCTCCTCGTCATGCGTCCCGCCCTCTGCCAATGGCAGCTTATGGTGTACTTCCTCCACCGGCCGCAGCAGTCCTTTCTTCTGGCACTCCTCACAGAACGGATGCTTGGCTGCATAGCGGTCACGGATACGCTTCCATGCCCTCCCATACCTACGGCGTACAGCCGGGTCGCGGTCGTACTTCTCGTAGCGGCGGTTCTCCTGCCGCTCATGCTCCTCACAGAACCTCCCTTCCGTCAGCTTCGGGCATCCGGGGAAGGAACACGGCCTCTTCGGTTTCCTTGGCATCTGCCTCACCTCCTTATAGGCATAAAGAAAGCCCCCGCAGGATTCTTTTGCTCCTGCGAAGTCCCTCTTGACATTTTCTCATGCTATCAGCATACCACGTCCAAAACCAAATGTCATGCCCGCAAAGTGGACACTTTTATTTCCCGTACAGCATGACGGACAATTTTGACAGCGCCCGGTTCTTCCTGCGGTATGCCGAATTCCTCTCAATCTGGAAACGCTCGCAGACGGCGTTGACTGCCGGTCCGTTCCCGCCCATGTAGAAACATTCCAGAACGTAACGGTCATCTTCTGTAAGCTGCTCCCATGCCGGCCCAAACCATGCCATGAATTCCACCGCCTCCCGGTACCGCTCTTTCAGCACATCGATCTCCTCAATGCCCTTGACTATCCTGTCCTCCGCCGCATGGGGATTGTGCGTGTGTGGCATACCGTCAGGCCGCGGGCTGCTGATGCCTCCCATCTTCTGGTATGCCGCCTTGATCTCATCGTCCGTGTGGCTGATGATGAATTCCATCCTCCCGTAATCCCTCAGTGCATTGGCGGTCGCGCCCCTTTTGTCTAAATACTGCCATATGATTCCCATAGCTGATGCCTCCTGTTAAATATTTTTATTTCTCCCGGATTGGCATGGATTGTCATTGATTTTCATGGATTGGCTTATAAATCTAAATCTGCCTTCACCGCATCGATCAGTGCGGCCTGCGTGGTGTCCTTTTCGGAAAGAGCTTTCATGATCCGCTCGTCTATGGTGCCTTTCGTGATGATGTGCTGCACCACCACGGTTTCTGATTGCTGCCCCTGCCGCCACAGCCTCGCCACCGTCTGCTGGTATAATTCCAGTGACCAGGTAAGGCCGAACCACACCAGCGTGTTCCCTCCGCCCTGGAGGTTGAGGCCGTGTCCTGCGGATGCCGGGTGGATCAGCGCCACCGGGATTTCCCCGGCGTTCCATTTCCGGATGCTGCCGTCCGTATCCAGCCTGGAACATGGTATTTTCAGCTTGTGGAGCCGTTCCGTGATGCGTTCCAGGTCATGCCGGAACCAGTAAGCCACAAGCACCGGCTTTCCGTTCGCCGCCTCGATGATGTCCTCCAGTGCGTCCAGCTTCCGCTCATGGATGGCGACCGTCTCCCCGGCATCCGTGTAGATTGCGCCGTTCGCCATCTGCGACAGCTTCCCGGAAAGGGATGCGGCATTGGCGGCTGTGATCTCACCGTCCGGAAGCTGAAGGACGAGGTCTTTCTTCAAATCCGCATAATGCGAATCCTCCTTCTCGGAGAGATACACGGTGTATCTGGAATTTATCAGCTCCGGCATCTGCAGGTGGTCGTCAGACTTCATGGAAATGGTGATGTCGGAGATTTTGCCGTATATCTGCTTCTCCGCCCCAGGCAGCGGCTTGTAGGAAAATACCACCTGCCCGTTCTGCTTATCCGGCCGGAAGTAAGAAGTGCGGTACTGCCCGATGAACCTGCCAAGCCGCTCCCCCATGTCCAGCAGCCGGAACTCCGCCCATAAATCCATGAGGCCGTTGCTGCTCGGCGTCCCTGTCAGCCCCACGATGCGCTTTACCTTCGGCCGGACTTTCATCAGCGCCCTGAACCGCTTCGTCTGGTGGTTTTTGAAGGATGATAACTCATCAATCACCACCATGTCGAAGTCAAACGGTATTCCGCTTTCAGAAATCAGCCACTGCACGTTCTCCCGGTTGATGACGTAAATGTCCGCCTGTTTCTGGAGTGCCGACAGCCTTTCACTTTCCGTCCCGACCGCCACGCTGTATTTCAGTCCCTTCAGATGATCCCATTTTTCAATTTCCGCAGGCCATGTATGCCTTGACACCCTTAATGGGCCAATAACGATAATCTTATGGACTTCAAAGCTATCAAACAAAAGGTCGTTGAGTGCGGTCAGCGTTATCCCTGTCTTGCCCTCAGCCCAAGCCCATATCCAACAGGACAGCCGCTATCGGATGGCTTTTGATATATTCGATTGCGAAACTCTGATAGCTGTGTGGTACGAACTTCATAAGGCATCACCCCCAATCTCTGATATTATTTTTTCAATCTGCCCCTCGTCATCCAGTACATATACCCTGAACCCAAGTCCCCGCAGCAGCCTGTGGCGTGCCGCCTGGAGCGGCCTCGGTTTCTGCCCCGGCGCTTTCAGTTCCACGAATGCCATCCTGCCATGCGGCAGGAGCAGCAGTCTGTCCGGCATCCCGGCAAAGCCAGGAGACGTAAACTTGGGGCAGATGCCGCCGCTTTTCCTGGATTCCTGCACCAGCTTCTGTTCAATCTGTTTTTCCCGCATTCCGTATTCCTTTCTGGACAAAAGGATGGACAACAGCCCGATTTTTTCTATACGCGCGTATATACACATATACACACGCCCATTTCTATATTTTCTTTTATTTTTTCTCAATAGGTTTTGTCTTGTCCTCTTGTCCCAATGTTGTTATTTTCCTTGATATACCGCCGCCCCTTTACAGGACGGGCGGCAGGACACTTATTCGGACGGCTGCCGCCTGTGCCATGGTGTGTTCAGGACAGCTTCCGCTTGTACCCCCGCTGCCGTCCATAGAGCGGGTACGTTGTCCGCTCCGCTTTCTCCCACCCCTCGATCTTGCGCATGATGGCGGCAATGGCGTAGGAATCCGCAGGCTTCATGGAGGAGCCGTCCCTGCCGAAGCACTCGCACCATATCTCCATGTTGCAGGCATACATACGCTGTACCGTGCCGTCTTTCCTGCTGACGCCGAAGTCGGAATCACTGAGGTAGCTCCGCCGTTCGAACAGGGACATCTCCGCCCACTTCTCCGGGAGCAGGGTGTCCAGGTACTCCCGCACCAGCCCCTCGCGCTCATCCGTTTCCAGGGCGTCCGCCTGTTCCGCCACGGCGATCTCAGCATCCTGGCCTTCCAGGTAGAGCTTCTCCCCTTTCTGGTACAGCACGAGCGTTTCCGCCCATATCTGCGCCACATCCTCTTTCGTGAGCTGCCACGGCTTCTTCCTGGAGCTGCCGGACACGCGCACCGGCCAGAAGCGGCGGTTGCCCGTGATGTCGCGCAGGAAGCCCGTCTCCGCATTCGTGGTGCCTACAATGACGCACTGCCTCGGATGGCTCTCCACATTGACGCCATAGGACGCGCGGTACTTGTCGTCCACACGGCTGATAAAGGACTTCACAGTCTCGATGTCCGCCTTCCTCATGCCCGCCAGCTCGCCCAGCTCCAGTATCCAGTAGCCCTGCAGTTTCTCCGGGCCGGACTTGTCTCGCATATCCGTGAGCGTCAGGCTGTCGGAGAACCATTCCCCGGCGAGCTTCGCATAAAAGGTGGACTTCCCGATGCCCTGCGGGCCATTCAGGATCGGGACGCTGTCAAACTTCGTCCCTGGACGGTATACCCTTGCGATGGCCGCCGCCATCGACTTTCGGCTGACCGCCCTTGTGTAGCTGTTATCCGCGGCGCCGAAATAATCAACCAGCAGGGTGTCCACGCGGGGGATGCCGTCCCATTCCGGCAGTCCCTCCAGATAATCCCGGATGGGATGGTATGCCCGCTCCGCCGCCACCGCCACCACGGCGTCCTTCGTCTTGGTCGGGGAATAGATGCCGTAGTTCCTGGAGAGGTACACCTTGAGCGCCGCCGCATCAGAATCACTCCAGCCGCCCTTGATCTGCTCCCATGGCAGTCCCTCCCTTGCGTCGATCCCGTCCCGGTGGCAGTTAAAGGCAATGCCCTTCAGTTCCTCATCGTTCTGGATGATCAGGACAATGTTATCCAGCGTGTCTTTTATGCCGCCTTTCCGGTCAAGCTCCAGGCTTTTCCTCCAGTCCTCCCCGTCTGCGAATTCCTCTCCGGCCTGCCTGCGCCGCTCCTCCAGGGCCTCTACCTTCACGCTGTCAATCGTCAGCGCAAAATCGCACATTGCCTTGAAGGATGCTTTGTCATCAAGTTCACCGAATTTGTGGATGCGTACAAGGTCAAAGGCATTGCAGAGTTTCAGATAGGCAGGGTCTTTTGCATGGTGGCTGTAGGCGAATTTCCCGCCCTCCTTGATTTCCACGCCCGCCATGCTGCTGGACTCGGTCAGGTGGTAGCGGTCTTCCTTGTCCGTAGGCTCATATACATCCTGCAGGAAAGCGTCCATGGCAAGGCTTATAGGGAAGAACACCCTGTTGAACAATCCCACCACGCCCTCTTTTTCAAGCGGGTCCTGCACCTTCTGTATGCTGATGGAATTTGCCCGGCTCTCCCTTGAGGATGTGGGCAGCCTTGTCGGGTCCCGCCATTCCGGATGCGCCGACAGGACGTCATCCGGGTCAAGCCATGCACCGCCCACCTCTTTATAGACGAACTCACCGTTGGAAGGCGTACTCGGCCAGTACATGAGCTGGTTAGGCTGGTAGGAGCATTCGTCAAAATAATCCATGCCAAGCCCCTGCGCAAGATACCTCGCCACCGCCACATATTCTTCTGGGGACACGTCCCTTGCCAGCGGGAACACAAGGCGTACCCTCGGTTCTTCCGCCGTATGGCTGTGGGTGCTGTAAAGCACGGAGGCATACGGCACGGCCTTTTCATAACCCGCCAGGAACTCCGGGTCGATGCGGTCGCCGTCCAGCGCCACCATGGAACGGGACTCCACCGTGTCGATCTTCCGCCTGCCGCCCTTTAACACTCCTGCAACAAAGCCGCCATGGTCTTTTGCCGCATCCTTTTTCGATTTCGGGAAACGGGCATATTCCTCCGCTGATTCCGGTGTGCGGATTGTCGTTTTCAGGCGTTCTTTCAATTCCCCAAACCGTATGGTCTTGTTCGACCACTGCTTTGCGCTGCGGCTGTTCCCATATGCAATACTCAACTCACGCATAGCGCGCCCTCCTTACTTTTGGCGTTTCCCCATGTTCAAACCGCGCCTGCCTTGCAAGGCGGTATGCCCGCTCCGTTGCCCTGCGGTCTATGAAACGCCGGTTGTATTCTTCCGCCTGTCCGAACAGCTCCAGATATCCCTCACGGTTGACGCAGGGGAAAGCCGTGCAGTCCATACCGTCAACCGTGCCGGAATGGAACGCCCGCGCTCCCCACGGAAACGGCCTGCCGCTTTCCGCATCTACCCATGACCTCATCCTGTCCAGCGTTGTCCCTGGCGGGATGTCCCCCAGAACTAAAACAGGCGTATCCGATATGGCAGGCAGCCCATCCGCAAGCCCGGCTTTATAGAATGCCAGTATCTTTTCAGAATCTGCCTGCGTCATCTGCCCCTTCACTTCAACATAAAGGCTGCGTATTTCCGAAAACTCACTGCCGGAGCCATAGCCGCCAAGCTGCACCCTTTTGAGCAGGAAATCCGGCAGGTAATGAATCCCGTTCCCAAGGTCATACCCTTCCGGCTCATATTCCCAATCCACACCGCAGGCATCAAAGAACACCGCCCACCTTGCCTCCAGCCGGGACCGGAATAAATACCCCTTGTATTCTGTCTGTATAGCTTTCATTTCCCCCATCAGCCTCCAACCTCCTCGCAGTTTTCTGTGAAATAGCGGATTGGCATACCCCGCTTTTCCGCTTTCTCAATCTCCGCCGCCATCCCCGTGGATATGGTGCCGCCGAACACCCACAACTGCTCACACTTCCCCAAAAGCACCAGCCCCATGAACATCCCGATTGCCCGCTCCGCAGGCTTCCCGTCATCCAGGAACTGCGGAAACAAAAGGTGCGGGGCGAGCGGTATCACGCCGTTCTCCACCGCAAACCTGCTGTACCGCCTCGCCTTCTGCGTGTTCCCTGACCTGTCCCCGGCAAACGGGGAGCATATATAGACAAGCGGCCGGTATGCCCGCTTCGCCGCCTTTTCCTCCTTCTGGATTCCCGATAACGCCGCATGGCTCGTCGGGTCGCTGTATCCCTCGCTGTTATATCTGCTGATTCCCATCAACCATACCTCCATTCTGCCTGCGCCGGCCTTCCCGGACTGTGTCCGCAGGCTTGTAAAACGGGCAGTCCCTCCCGCCAAAGTCATTGTCCTTTAAGCAGGTGCAGACGCCGCCCCTGTTTGCGAAACAGTCGCCGTGTGTCCTGCATTCCGGCATCACATCAGTCATCTTTTATCCCTCCTGAAATCAATCTGATATTCCCCGCCATCCTTCTGCGGAGGGTTTCCGTTTTGTTGAACTGCGCCCTCCAGCGCCTCCGCTCCGGGGTATCCGCAGGAAGCGCCTCCTCTATTTCTTTGTACATTTTGCATAGTGCCGCATACCCGTCTGCCAGCTCCCACAGCTCCGAAAGCAGCTCCGCCCTCGTTTCATCAGAGCAGTATGAATTGATGAGCCTCGCGGCTTTCCTTGCCGCCGGCATCTTGCAGGGGAAGAACGCCTCAATGTTCAGCTCCATATATCCCATCCCGTATTCAATCCGCAGCCGTTCCATCATGCACCCCCTGCCTAATCCTTCTGGTAAAAATCGCATTCATAGCCATCTGCCCGGAGCAGCAGCCCTTTCGCCCAGGGCGGCGTCCTTCCCATCTGTTCACATACGGCAGAAAGAGACATCCTCCTGTCCGCTTCAATTATGATCTCATCATGCACCGTAGCCACGATTGCACAGTTCCGTAAAGTCCGCATGGCATAGCAGAGAATATCCCGGCTGACCGCCTGCACAATGTTCTCCACAAACTTGGGGCCATAGCTTTCCAGCCTCTCCCATTTCTTCGTGCCGCTCACGCCCATGTAAGTGACGGACTCCCCGCCAAACCGGTTCTCGCCAATCCTCGGCTTCACATACGCAAGCCGCCGCCCGGAAAAAAGCGTGATGAACAGCATCCCGCTCTGGTAATCAAAGCGGATGCCGTGTGTTTCCGTTGGCACTCTCTTTTTGATGCATTCCTTCACGGCACGGTCTGCTGCCCACCAGAACTCCGTAATGCTTGGGTTGGAATCCCGCCATGCTGACACAAGCGGCTGCAGCTCTTCCTCCGCAATCCCCATCTCCAATGCGCCCATGGATTTCAATGCCCCGACTGATCCGCCATAGCCGAGTGCTAATTCGGCTATTTTACCTTTCTGACGCAGATGCCCGTTCACGCCGTGCTTTTCCACCGGCACATGGAACATCTGGCTTGCCGAGGCGCAGTAAATATCACCGCCGCCTTCGAACACTTTAATCCGCCACCGCTCCCCGGCGATCCATGCGAGCACCCTCGCCTCGATTGCGGAAAAGTCCGCCACGATGAACTTCCTTCCGTCCTGCGGCACGAAAGCCGTGCGGATGAGCTGTGAGAGCGTATCCGGGATGTCCTCATAGAGCATAGCAAGGGCATCGTAATCCCCGGCTTTCACAAGTTCCCGCGCCTGTGCCAGATCCGGGATATGGTTCTGGGGCAGATTCTGCAACTGTATAATGCGGCCGCTATACCGGCCGGTCCTGTTAGCTCCGTAAAACTGGAACATCCCGTGCGCACGTCTGTCCGCGCACACCGCATTCTCCATCGCCTGGTATTTCTTCACCGAGGACTTTGCAAGCTGCTGCCGCAGGGCAAGTGCCTCCCCCAAAGGCTCCGGCGCAGTCTTTAACAGTTCCGCCACCGCCTTTTTATCAAGGGAATCCGTCTCCATCCCGTTCTCCGAAAGCCACTGCTTCATCTGCTGCACGGAATTGGGGTTCTCCAGTTCCGTCAGTTTCTGCATGGCGGCTGACAGCTCCGACTTGGAACGGCCATCCATGGCGATTGCCTGCGCGACCATCTCCATATCCACCCCGATGCCCCGGTCGTTGATCTCCTGGTCCTGCCAGTATTCCTCCCACACAAAATCCGGAACCGGGAACTTTGAAAGCCTCTGCTGTATCTGCATTTCTGCCTCCACATCGCGCAGGTTATAGGCTTTGAACCGCCCCCACTTCTCCCTGTCATGCTCCGGCAGGTTCCGTGTCCGGCCGCCGTTCGCCTTGGTCGGCTTGCAGGGGACACAGAAATACCGGATCAGGTCTTTCCCTTCCGACAGCTTCTGCTTTTCCAGCCCAAGCACCGCGCCCACATTTTCCAAAGACAGCGGAAGGCCAAGCGTGGCAGACCAGACCATGGAGCATTTCCACGATTCCGGCTCCAGCCATTCCCCAAGGTAATTTGACAGGCACACCCTCTCGAACATGGCATTAAATGCCCACTTGGTGACAGACTCATCTGAGATCGCCGCCAGGATTTCCACAGGGATGTTTTCTCCCTGGCATAAATCAACCACCCGCACTTCCCCGCCATCCACGCTATACCCAAACAGCAGAATCTCAAAATTAGGCGAGGAAGAATATCTGTAAACGCCACATTTGGACAAATCCACATCGCTGTACGTCTCAATGTCAATTTCTATAGACTTCAATCCTACCAGCTCCTTTCACCGCCTTAAGGGCGGCAGGGAAAAGGCAGACGCCCGTTCCCCGCCACCCGGCGGCTGTGCTTTTCTCTATCTGGTTATGACAGGAAATCCTCCTCGTCCTCATCCGCAAAGTCATCCTCCGCACGGGACCTGCCGCCCAGCGGCTCCCCGTCACGGATCTTCTGTAAATTGTTCAGCCCGCAGGCGATACCCTTATTCCCGTTGGAATTGAAAGCATAGAAATTGATGCTCGCCCTGCCGTACACGCCGCTGTACACCTCGGAATGGTCAAGGATCGGCTGGCGGTCCGCATCCACGATTCCCGGAGCCGTGGAGCTGTTGGCATTGACGAAATAGGAATCCGCATAAGCCTCATCATCCGGGCGCTCCACATCCCCGTCACGCAACGGGGTCTTCAGTACGGAAAGCGCAGGGACGCTCCTGCCGTTCCCCTTCAGCTTCGCCTCGCCCTCGCGATACGCCGCCTTGATCGCTTCCTCAATCTTTGCAATGGTCTTCTTATCCGACTTCGGGATGATGAGCGACACGGAGAACTTCGGCGTTCCCCCGTTAATTGCCTTCGCTTCCCATGCGTTGCAGTAGCTCCACCGGGTGTTGGGGCCGGTGATCACTTTCGTTGGATTATTGGCTGTGTTTGACATATGATTTTCCTCCTGACTAATCTTCCTTGAAATCTTCCTGCGCCGTGTTCATCTCCGGCCGCTTGTCGCTCTCCGGGACTAACGCAGGCTTGCCCTGCGGCTTCTCCACAAGGCCCTTTAAAATCTCCGCAAACTTCTTCTTGCCGAGCAGTTTCTCCATGGCTGTGATTCCGAGCAGTTTTGGCTCATACGGGTCAAAGCCCGCCTTCTTCACGGTATCCGCAACGGCATCCTCATCCGTGTACTTCCGGTTGGACCTTCCGGCCACAACCTTGAACCCGGCATACTTCACACCGCTTAACGCCTGCTGCAATGCAAACTCTTTCACATCCGCCGCCCATGCCGCCAGCTCATCCGCTTTCACAAGGATCGCCGCAATCTCGTCATCCTCCAGCGTGGCGGGCATCTCGAAGTCATACTTCGCAAGCTCCAGGTTGTATTCCGCCCGTTTCCTGCAGACCGCCTTCGCCTTGCAGAATTTGCAGTGTTCCCCCGCACAGAACTCACCCTCCCCGGCATAGGCCAGCTTTGCCTTTTCGGAAAGCTCTCCTTCCGCCCACTGGAGAAGGTCATCCTTCGCCATGGCATACACGCTGACATTCTCACGGCGCGGCTGGTAGATCGCCATGCGGACGGCGTCAATGTCATAGATGCCGTCAAACAGCTCCAATGCGCCCAGGGCATACAGCATCATCTGCGGGTTTCCTTCTGCGGAAACCTCCACGCCCTTGCCGTGCTTGTAGTCGATGATATACAGCGTCCCGTCTGCGATGATGACGCAGTCACCTGTGCCGAAGCCCTCTTCCACATACCGGGAAAAGTCCAGCCGCTGCTCGATCAGCACCACAGGGTCTTTGCAGATTTTCTTGGCCTCCTCCACCAGCGAGAGGACATACTCCGCATACCCGCAGGCGCATTCCTCCATCTCCTCATCGTAAAAGGAAAGCTCCTCTGTCGGGTCTTCGGTTTCCATCCCAAGGGACAGCTTCAGCTTGTGTTCGCACAGGCTGTGGGCATCGGTGCCCTGCTGCGCGTATTCGCTGCCCGTATCCTCATAATTTTCACAGAGCCTTGCAGACGGCGGGCAGGCAAGCCACCGGTGGCTGGAGGATGCTGACAATAAAGCGTGTCTTCCCATCACAGCACCTCCGCTTCCGCCAGCAGTGCCGCATACTCCGCCGGGTCGATCTCCGACAGCTTATCCGCGCCGTGTTTATTCAGCAGTTCCCGCACTTCCTCCGTGTGTCCGGAGCGGGACTTCTCCGCCAGCACTGCGCGGACTTCCTCCAGCGTCAGCGGCCTCTCCTCCGGCTCCTGCTTTGCCGCAGGCTTTTCCTCTTTCTTTGCCGCCTTCCCAGCCTTTCCCGCTTTTTCCGGCTCCTTTGTATCTGTCCTCCCTGCTTCCACGGCACCGTTGTCCGCCACTGCATCCGCAACAGCCTGTAAGTTGTCGGCAAGGGAACGCAGGTCCCCTATGACATCAAGCAGTAACTTCACTTTTCCCATGTACGTTTCCTCCTTCCATGACTTCACTGATTGCCAGTTCCCGGACAGAATCGCCCGGCACGATGATGGCCACCCTCCGCTTCTCCCCAAGGAGGAAGCGTAAGAAACGCTCCCTCACGGAGATATGGCGGCAGCTCACGATCCCGCCGGATGCCGGCTCCTTTGAAACACTGATCCTCAATGTGTGTTCCATTTCCATCTCCTCCATTTCCGAAGGGCGGCTGATTTCATGCCCTTCACTATACGGAGATTTTGAGGGGTGTTCGGCGGGGTGTTTTTAGAAAAACTTTTTAAATTTTTTCCGGGCCGCAGATATCGTTTCTGAGACCACGCTGTGATGCACGCCTTCCTTACGCGCAATCTCGTTGACGGACATACCGCCCGCCAGCATCAGAATCCGCCTGCGCTGCACTTCCGACAGCCCGTCCAATGCCTGGGCGATACGCTCCGTGTCCATTTCACGCTCCATCTTCGTTTCCGGCGTTTCCCCGTCAGAATACTCTGCACCTTCGAACTGAGCTGCATCCAGCGAATAACAGTGGTAATGTTCCTTGCGGGAAAGGTTGTCTTCCAGCCGCCTGTCCTCAATGATGACGGCACCGATGGATTCCTCCACCTCAACCTCTGATACAGTCCCATCCGCAAATTCATATTTAATTTTCATTCAGATTTCCTCCAGTCTTGAAATTTGGTTAAACAATTTTCAAGACCGGAGGGGGCGCACGGCCCCTGAACGGCGGCTGATGCCTGCAGCCAAAAGCGCAAAAAAAGCGCACCCGAAGAATTCCAGGTGCGCCTGTCATAAAAACATTGTATCCTTTTGTAATCTGTTGGGAAAAGAGATAGAAATGTGTCGAATAAAAAAATTCCGCAGTCCTCCTTGAGGCTGCTGTATATACAGAAAAAATATGATATCCGGCCATGGGTGCAGGGAGCCAGCTCCCTGCTCGTGCCATGCCCGCTTCCTCCGAGGCACTATCCTTCCACGCCTCATAGGACTCTTCTGTAACACTCATTGTGAATTTTTCGTTTCCTGACCTGATGCTGATGATTTTTTCAGACATAAAAGCGTTCCTTTCTTTACGCCTTCGTAAAGCCAGAAACGCTTCTATTTTTGATATGAAATTGATTTAAAATGGAAAAATGGCCGGAGTAAGCTAAGGCTCATTGTCTCTAGCTTCACTCCGGCCTTTCGTGACTCGATGTCCCATGGTCCCACTCGCTCGGTAGTAAGTTCTATTTACCTGTCTCCGTGACCTGTAGTAGCCATTCCAATTTGACTATCCTCCCGCATTCTGGGCACCTCACCTTTAAGACTACGCGCCCTCCCGCGGTGGCAATAATATCGCAGATCCGTCCTTTGCAAGCGGGACATCTGACCATACACATACCGTATACCTCCACAGCCTGTTTTGGATGACAAAGCCATGTTATGCATCCTGCATAAAATGTCCCATCGGTGGAAACTTCCAAAAATTTCCATTGCCTGTTATCAGTATTGGCCGGAAAACACTGTCTTAATCACTTCTGCATAAAAAAACAGCAGAATCACCTCCGCCGTTTTTTCCTCTCATATATGCCAGCCTCTATCCCTTCCGGGCCGAAGTGCAGCCTTACCAGTTTTCCGCAGTGCTGGCATTTGATCTCAAGGACCGTCCACTCCGTCTCTGTTCCCTCATCATCCAAAATGCGCCTCCTGCATTTGGGGTTGGGGCATCTGATCACTTCCATCTGCCGCCTCCTCCTTTACTCCACTCCGGCCAGTGACCGGCCTTATTTTCCGCCTCCCCGTACTAATATGTAACAAGGGAACCAGACAAATGACAACTACGCTCTGCTCGGTTCCCTTTTATCGTTTGTATATTGTTAATTTTCTTCGTGTGGTGCTTCCCTCTACCCACTGTACCGTATTGCCAATTTGCATCTCAGGATTTATTTTGAAGTTAATGCTATAGAAACAGGGTAAGTATAGCTGACTTGATGGATTCAAATCTCTTTCCCACAATGAGCGCAGTATTTGCCATTTGACAATCGTATTTTTCCACAATGCGGACACCTATTGCTAAATGCCCTATAGATATTGCATCCGCAACTAATCAAAAGAAAAATAAATGCTATGCAGCCTTCTGCCACAATGTCATAATTGCCATCAAATATTTTTATTCCCATGACACATATAGCAATGCAAAGAGCAATATATGATAAAACTAATCCCCAAGTCACAACCTTTTTCATTTATAGCACCTCTCCATATTTTCTTCCTATTCTCCAATCTAACAAAAACTGGAGAAAACGACACACTGCTCCTACTACGCCCCCGCATCAAAGCCGCCCTGCATTTCCACAGCCCCGGCATTTATCTCCTGCCTTGCTGCATAGTACGCATCATAGTAGGCAGCCTTCAAAGCACCGTGTACCTGCGTCTCCGCCTTCGCAGCCCACGCCTGCGGTATAGGTCAGTATCTCGTCACCATTCCCGTCATACACATGGACGGCCCCGGACTGGAACTCTGCTTCATACGGCTCCCCGAATAGGAGGCACAGCAACCGCCTGTCAGCCTCCCGTATCGTTTTCATGTCCGCCATTTCCTGACTGACCTTCTCCAT